AGCGGGAAGGTACTGAGACTGATGCCATCAGCAAGATGCTGACCCGCGTCCAAGCATTTGCAAAGTCAGCAGGAGTGCACATTTGGTTTGTTGCTCACCCTGCCAAGATGCTTCGCATGGGCGAAGTAGCACCATCGGTATTTACATATGCACGGGTGCTTGTCGAACTACCATCGGTACGAAGATAAAGCGAACCTTGTGCAGCCGAAACAGTCGGTGCGCCAGAACCAAAATAAACGCCAAGGCCAGCAGTAGAAGTGGCAAGGAAGGAAGCCGCGCCACCAGCAACAACAGCGGTTGCGCTATCAGCAGTAATGTTGCCAGTTGCAGTAACGGTGGTGGCAGTCACGCTGCCAGTAATGCTGCCGATAAAACCATTAGTCGAGGTTACCGGACCAGAAAAAGTCGTAGAAGCCATTTCAATTCCTTTCGTGTTGTAGCACTAGCCTTATTATCTCTACAAAGTCTGCTAGGTCAGTTAATAAGGCTGAAAATCCTAGTAAGCATAAATTACATTATATTCAATAAATAATAAAGGGGGCCGAAGCCCCCTTTATTACTACATCAAATTACGACGCACCCGGCGAACCAAACATGCCGAGCGGGTCCGACCAGCCGAACGAATAACGTTCACGGGCCTTGTAACGCACGTTGCCGGTATCAAAGTCACCGTCCATCGAGGTAGCCAGCGGCATACGCTCAAAGTGCTTCATGCCGTTCGGAACGTCGGTGGTCAGGAACCATGCGTTCGTATCGGTCAAGAAGTGGTTGACGGCATAACCTTCCGGAATCGAACCGTTGCTCTTGATAGCGTTGATATCGTTATCAGCGGTAGCGACACGGAGTTCGGTTTCCAGCAGACGAGTAGCAACGAACATCAGGGCAGGCGGAACAATCAACTTGCGCGGTTGTGCTGCAATCAGCAGACCACGTTCATCAGTCCAGCCAGCAATTTGAATGACTGCGCTTTCCAGCGAAGTTTCATTCAGGTCAGCGGCAACAGCCGGGGTATTGCTATTGGTACCACCCGAAATCAGCGGGTGCGAAGTGCTGAACAGCGAAACGCCATCACCGCCCGGATAGGACGACGAGAAGCCGTTGTTCAGAACATTGGCAGCCTTGACTTGCTTGGTGTAAGCCATAGCGCGGGCCAGAGCCTTGGTATAACGAGCCGAAAGGCTGTCATACAGGTTGTCTTCGATTGCTTCTTCAGTAATCGAGAAACCAAGTGCAATGGTTTGGTGGTTATAACGAGTGGTCCATGCTTCTTGACCGTTGTCATAAGAAATTGCTTGACCTTCGTTCTTAACCGGAGCAGCCGAGAAACCCGACAACTTCACTTCTTCTTCGAACGAACGTTCCGAAGTTTCAGTTTCGTAGATTTCCTTATGCTCTTCACCATAACGCTTGTACTCAAGACCGAACAGGGCGTTCAGACCCGGCAGGAGTTCCTTAAGTAGTTGTGCGCGAGAAATAGCCATGATTCGCTCCTATTAGGTCGCAACAGCAGCGCCCGTACCGTTGTAGTACGAATGCCAACCGAAGTTAAACTTAACCAGCACTTCCGGCGAACCAGTGAACGTCAGAGTAGTAGCCGACGCAAGGTTGGCCGCAACAGACAGAGTCAGGGTAGTGCCAGAGATAGCCGAAACGTAAGTGCCAGCAGCAATGCCAGTACCAGTTACGTTCATGTACGGCGTGATTGCCGAATTTGCAGCAGCCAGAGTTACGGTAGTGCTGGAACCGCTAGTGGTGCCAGAGGCAGTAGTGGTAACAGCCGATTCCGGAACAACGCCAACAATACGCATAATCTTGGCAGTAGCAGCCGGAGCAGCGCCGCCAACAGCAACAGCCGAGTCGCCCGTAGAGGTCGAGCCAGCGTTTTGCAGAAGACCAGCATTCTTGCCAACAGCCCACTGACCAACGTTAACAACCGTGGTGCCGGAACTACAGGCAACTGCTTGGAAAATTGCATCCGGGTCATCGCAAACATAAGCGATGGCATCCGAAGCAACCGTGCCAGTCGGCCAGTATTGGGCGTTAATGGTTTGCTTGGTCGAGGGATTGGTGTATTGGCAGCCGAGGAACACGCCAACAATACCGGCGGTTGCGGAGGTGCCGCTGGTGGTTCCGTTAACGACAAGAGTGCCGTCCGTCGTCAGTTGCACAACATCGCCATAGAACAAATTGGCGGCGTAGCCACTGGCAATCGGGAACATACGGGTCGAACCCGCAAACACTTGTCCGCCAATCAGATTCACCGGCTTTAGCCCATAAGGGGCAGAAACAGTCGGGTAAGCCATTTTTGACTCCTTGTTAATTAAATGCCGTTAACTACGTTCAGAGAACTTAGCCATACGGCGGTCATTTTCACGCATATAACTTTGTTCAACAGATTCCATTTGGTCCCTGTTGCGCTGGAGGTAATACTCATTGCGTTCTTCAACCATTGCGGTCGGCATTTTGCAAAGCGTAAGACCGCCAATTTCAACATTGCTACCTTCGGAAACATTGCCAAAGGCATACAACTTGAGTTCGGGGTGGTCGCTTAACTTGACCGGTTCCCAGCCCTCACGGAAACGTGCACTCACATTGGTGGGGTCGGCAGCGCCCATAAGGCTAGTGCGGACCCAGCGAAACTTATAACCCTCAATCGGCTCGGGAGTCGGAAGAACTGACGGCGGCTTCCAACTACGATTGCGTTCCGTGTTTTCACGGGCTTCAAAATTACGAGGACGACGGTTATCCATTGCGCTTCTCCAGTTCAAGTTTCTGTTTCGCGTAGACTTCAATAGGTAAGTTAAGGCGACGAGCCAGTGCAACTTCGCTCGATGAAAGCGTTACCTTTTTAGAGGGATTGCTTCGTGCGGCTGAAGCCACAACTGTCGCGGGGCGTTTATTCTGCTGACGCGCAGGTTCTTGCTGGAACTTGTGCGGAAACATTTGACGCATACGGGAATCTAGTTCCCGATAATATTCATCAGATTGCGGGTCGTAACCCGATTCGACCAGTTCTTCGTGCGTCCCCAAAGCAGCCCCGGTCATTGCCCTGTCAACCCAGAACCAAGGATTACGCTCCTTCCACGCTACTGCTTTCTGGTCAACCTTTGGCGGACGATTAGTTACTTCATCAGCAACTTGTTCAATGTTTACATCATTAAAATCATTTTGTAAAGCACGAGGTTGATAAGATTCAATTTGAGCCTTAGTTAACTGTGCTTTATTAAATTCTTCTTGAGCAGCAATTTCGGCTTCAATATCGCCAACCGATTTTGCTTCCAACAATTTGCGCTTGGCAATTTCATATTCATATTGAATACGCTGTTTGGCATTTTCCATAAATGCCTGTTCGCCATTTTGCAAACGTTGTTTAAGCGCTTTGTTTTGCTCAAGTGCTTGTTTTGCAAGATTAATTGCTTCTTCACGCTCGCGCAGCGCGGCTTCTTTAGCGCGGCGTTCATCGTGTCGAGCGTGAGTTAACTCTTTGATTCTATTCTGAACATTGGTGCTGTAATTACGCACCTCATCTTCATCCGGGTCTGCAACATCTTCAACTGGCTCCCGGTCTCGGTCTTCTTCTGGAGTATCGTCTACAACCTCAACTTCTAGGTTTTCATCCGATTCAATCTCAAAAGACGTTTCTTCGTTTTCATAAACGTTATCTTGGTCTTCCATTTTATTTCCTTTGCGTGCTATGCACGGGTGTAGCCGCGCGGGTCAGCAACAACGGCCTCAACGCAATCGTCATTAATAAGACGAAATTCTCGACCGTGAATCTTGAACCGCGTACCTGTATATGCCCGAGTAAGAATGAAGTCGCCTTCCTTGCACCACGGACCATTTGGAAAACGTTGCTTGTCGTTATAACAATCAGCGCCCATTTTGATGACAAACAAAATAACCGACGAATGCTCTTCAGTTTTTAACGTAGTGTCTGCCTTCAAAATACCGTTGGAAAACTTATCTTCTACTTCGGGTAATGCGCACAACATTTTGTAGCCGCGAGGCTCTGGCAGTTGAGTGGCCTTTTCTTCGACTTCATCAGTCATTCTTAATTTTCTCCGCGAGGTCTAAGATGGCTTCCTCTGCGACTTCAAGACCTCGAATAAGGCCGCAAAGGTATTTGTAATGCGTAAAGTCTTTGCAGTTGTCCCGCGCAATGTATTCGCGGTTTGATGCAAGTTCGGTACGAATTACTTTCAACAAATACTGGAGGTCATCCATTATCTAGCCCTGTTTTTAGCGGCTTCTACGCCGATTTTTGCGCCTGCAATCTGCTCCTTGCTGGCGTTATTAACAATGGTGCTTGCTGCTCGTGCACCAACATTTGCGCCCGCAATTCGTTCTTGCGAAGCGATACGTTCGCGCTCACGCTCATCACGCAAGCGAATTTCTTCTGCTTTAAGTGCAATCTCTGCTTGGTCACGCTGCATTTTGGCTTGCACTTCGGTTTCCTTGATTTGAAGTTCTTTCATAGCCTGCACAACAATCGGGTCTTGCATGGCTTGTTGGTTCTGCTGCTGTTGAACTTCCGCTTGGTCTTTTTGCAACAACTTGGAAGCGGCCTGCGCAATAACCGCAGACATTTGATATTCAACATCTTCCGGCAGCGGCTCATCCGGGTCCGGCAACGGAGCGCCAATCTGTTCTTCAATCTGACGGCGATAAACAAAACCAATATGTTCTGCAATATGTGCTTGAGCAGCAGCCATAACCTGCTGGAACATCGGCGCTTGACCGGCAATTTGTTGAAGTTTCGGGTCTTGGATAAATGCCATATGCGCTGTTAAGTGCGCCTCATGGTCTTGATAAGCAAAGGCTTTTACCGGCTTCATAACCATGATGGCCATGTTTTCGCTAACCGGGTCTTTCGGCTTCATGTCATCAGCGGTTGGCACCAGTTTGTCAACGTTCTTGATGCCTAGTGTGTTCAGCATTTGTTTGTGCAGATTAGGCAAGTCATAAATCTGCGGAGCAGTTGCTGCTAGTTGCAGTGCAGCCTGATACTGCACAATGCGCTGCGACATGGTTGCAGCGTTAGGGTCGCTAACCGGAATGATGTCCGTGTGGTCATAGTCCGATTGTTTTACATAACGCGACTCACCTTCAACGTCATACGAGTATTCATCCGAGGTGTAGTCACGAATGATTTGCGCAAGCAGCCTAAACTCTTGTTTAAGCGCGTAATGCACGCGAGCCTGAACAGCACTCATAACTTTCAGGGTGCGTTCTAAAATTGCCAAAGTGGTACCAACAGGCGCTTGCGAAGACATATCCGACACCTTCATGTCGGAGATGGATGCAAAGCGTCGGCCTTCCTCAACAATCGTGTTTAAAAGTCCTGCAAGTGTCTGGCTAGGTTCTTTGTAGGGTAACGGCAAGATGTTGTCGCGGATTGCACCGCCCGGCACATCTACATCTCGCCATTCGCCCGGAGCAATTGGCGTGTCATCGCCAATGATGCGCAGGCCACGCGCCTTTAAACCACCGGGAAGATTGGATAGGGTTCCTGCATCAACAAGTTGACGCAGCAAGCCAGTAGCACCGCGAGCATGCCCACCAATAAGGTGAAGCAAACCAAAGCCATAAAAGCCGAACCCATTGATGTACGGGTAGTGCACGAAATGCATTCTGGCTTGTTTAAGGTC